TTTTATAAACTATTATGCATCACATAAAGACGTAAAAACAAAAACAAATTTAATAACAGAGAAAAAAGAATTTTATGAGGAAGTGCAAAAAATGTGGAATGACAAAAAAGTATAATGAATTTAAAATTGAGAAAAACAATTTAACAGGATTTAGTTTAGTTACTTGTGCCGACTGTCATAGACATATTGAAAAAACAAAGTATAGAAATAAAATTAAAGAAACAATAATAGCTTTTTAATATGGACATATCAGCAAACGATTTAACAAAGTGGGCAAAGAAAAATTTAGAATTTATTGGATGCCGACTTAACAGAGTGAATAATATTCCATACGGTAAAAGAAAAGGAACGATAGAAAAAGGATGGGCAGACCTGCAAGGTTATACATCTGATGGTAAATATTTAGCAGTAGAAGTTAAAAAATTAGGAGACAGGTTAAGCTCTGAACAAAAAGAAAGATTACAAGATATTCATAATTGTTCCGGAATAGTATATATTTGTACCGAAAAGGAAAACAAACCGGTACTAATTGAATGGACAAAAATAAAATTATAGAGCAATATTGGCTTAATGAAGAAGTCAATCAAGCATTTGCAAAGATGCAGCCGGAAGAATTGCAATATGATTTAAAGATGGAAGTGTTCTTAGTGCTACTTGAAATGGATGAAAGCAAATTGTTTGGATTATACGAAAGGAATGAAATAAGGTTTTACATAGTAAGGACTATGCTTAATATGATTAAATCGGATAGAAGTCAGTTTTGGAAGAAGTACAGGAATTACACAGAGTATAAAGAAAAGGAATTAGCAGATGTAGAAAATTATTGTGTTATTGATGTGATGGAAAAAGGAATAGAGAAGCTGCATTGGTATCAAAAGGAAATATTAAAACTATATACTTTTGATTTTAATAAGAATGCTAAAGATTTAAGCAGACATACCGGCATACCATATATGTCAATCATTAGAACACTAAAACAAACAAAAACTGAACTGAAAAAACATATAAGAAAATGATTCAAATAATTATAACAAGCATATGTGCATCACTATTTTTTAATACTATACACAACCTACACCGTAAGTGGGGAGTTGATTTCAAACCTTTCAATTGTGGAAGTTGTTTGGCTGCGTGGATTGGGGTCGTATTATACTTTACACCTGAACTGATTGTAAACATAGCTAGTGTATTATTTATATCAGGATTTTTAGCACCGATTGTAGAAACATTAATTTATAAGATATGGAATTAGAACACAGACAATATTTAAAAGAGCATTATAATAATTACGAAACTGCTTTAAGTGGTTATGTAAGAAATTTAGATTTGAGCATAATGAAAATGTATGAGCATATTTATAGGACTTATATTGACCCTAGTTTTATTTTAACTATTTGGTGTGGTAACTGCCGGATGGATATGGTGTTAAGATTATATGCTTATTACGAAAAAGCATTAGAACAGGATTTGACTATGACACAAATTACTGAACCAAAGAAGCGTGGTCGCAAACCAAAGACTAATGGCTAATTATATACATCCAACTGCAATTATTGGTGACAATGTTATACTAGGTGATAACAATTACATTGGTGCTTACTGTATTATAGGAGACCTTGCCGAGCATAAAAAGTATTGGGATAAGCCTAAGGGAAAAGTTATCATAGGGAATAATAATATTGTTACCGGATTGGTTACAATTGATGCAGGGACAGAGCAAGTAACTTATATTGGTGATAATTGTTTTATTATGAAACACGCACATATAGGACACGATTGCACTATAAATAATAATGTTACAATAAGTTGTGGTGCTAAGATAGGTGGACATTCCGTAATAGGTGAAAATTCAAACATAGGATTAAATGCAGTATTGCATCAATTCAGCAATATTAAAGTAGGTTGTATGATTGGAGCAAGTGCATTTTTTAAAGGGGAATCAGAACCATATTCAAAATACGCAGGTGTACCGGCAAAAAAAATAGGAGAAAATAAACCACGATGAACGCAGTAATATTTTTAAACTATCAGAATGATAGTGTAGCTACATTAGGTAGTAACTTAATAAATGCCGGTGCAGATATTCAGCAGCTTATTATAGTTAAAGAAAAAGGAATAGCCAATGCTCTTAATGTAGGGTTAAATAAAATAGACTTTAGTAATATAGAATACGTTACACTATTAGCTAATGATATATTAGAACCGGACAATTGGTTATTAATGAGAAATGAATTTTTGCAGGATAAGACAATAGGCATTTGTTCAATTTCATTAGATGGCTTTTCAGGTGATTCATTAGATTTGATTGGTAACTTCACAATAACAAAAGAGGCTATAAAAAGAGTAGGTGCATTCAATCAAGAGTTAGACCCCTATGGTGCAATTGATTTAGATTATTGCACACGAGTAAGGGCAGCCGGATTGCATACTAAATTTATTCCATCTACTAGAGCCTTGCACATAGACCAAAATGGTAGTGACAAATATGGTTACAATAAAATGGACTTAGTAAAAAAGACTTGGGATTTACATAATGATAATGTATGTAATTACTCAAACGGAAATAAAGCATACTACCTACCACTATGAGAATACTAGCAGTAACAAGCAAATTTAGTGGGGTTGGTTATCATAGAATAATGATGCCTTTAGTTAATATGCAAAAAGACTATTGTATGATTACAGATACGATTAATGAATTAGTATTTGATAACAATTACGACATAGTTATATTCAATAGGTTTTTAACATCAACAGATGCAAAGCTATTAGTTAAGATGAAATTAAAATATGATTTCAAATTAATAGTAGATAATGATGACTATTGGATTTTGCCACCGTCTCACGTTTTATATGAAAGGTATAAAGAAAGTAATATATCGGAAGTCATAACAGAGTATATGCGAGTGGCTGACCTATGCACCTGCACACACGAAAGGTTGGCTGATGAAATATATAAGTATAATACCAATGTAGAAATCCTGCCTAATGCTTTACCTTATGGCAAAGAACAATTTCAGGATGACAAAATAGATTCTGATATGGTGAGGTTGTTTTGGTCAGGTTCAGGCACACACGCACCGGATATGGATATTCTACGCAACCCAATTAAAAAAATTAACTTCCCTATAAAGACAGTTATTGCCGGTTACAATCTAGGCGAGAAACATATTTGGGATAGAATGATTGGAGTGTTTACAAATGGATTAAAGTTAAATCCAACTATCTATGACTATGCAGGTGTGACTAAATATATGGGTGCTTATGCTGATTCAGATATTAGTGTTATCCCTTTGGTAGATAATAAGTTCAACGCAATGAAATCTAATTTAAAGGTATTAGAAACTGCATCTAAAAGAAATCCGGCTATTGTTAGCAACGTTCATCCTTATAAAAATATGCCGGTATGCTATGTGAATAATCAAAAGGATTGGTACTATTGGATTAAACTTTTGACATTTGATGATGCAGCTAGGATTGAATACGGTCAGAAGCTATTTGAATACTGTGATAGGGTATATAACTTTGACGCTATAAATAACAAGAGATTTGCTATTTATAATAAATTGATAGGTAATGCCAATAATTAAATGTAGCAACGGAAAATGGAAAGTAGGACAAAGTGCTTGTATTTATGATACACACGAACAGGCAGCTTTAGTTTGGGCTGCAATATTAGCCGGTGGTAAATATGAGGAGACTTATAATGACTATCCGGAATCAGCTAGTAATAATGCAAAGAGGGCTTTAAAGTGGGCAGATGAAAACGGATGGGGTGAATGTGGAACTGCAGTAGGTAAAGCACGAGCAAACCAATTAGCTAACAAAGAAAACATTTCAAGAGATACAATAGCTAGGATGGCATCTTTCAAAAGGCAGCAACAAAATAAAGATGTACCTTATTCAGAGGGTTGTGGTGGATTAATGTGGGATGCTTGGGGTGGTACATCAGGAGTTGAATGGGCAATAAATAAGCTAAAGCAAATAGATAAAAAATAAAAAAGCATACTAAAATATATTTAGACCATTTTGGATATGGTATAGATAGCGTTATTTTGTGTGAGGTTTGTGGAGCAAAGGCAGTAGACATTCATCATATTGAAGCTAGAGGGATGGGGGGTAGTAAGTCGGCAGATACGATTGATAACCTTATGGCATTATGCAGATACTGTCATACAGTTATGGGTGATACTAAAACACATATGGAATATTTAAAAAATAAACATAAAGAGAAATTAGATGGCAAAGGGTAAAAACGATTCAACAAAATTAACATTCGGCAAAAGGAAAAACGGTAAAGCAAAAAAATCACATAATAAAAATGACAGAAAAGAACGCAACTATCGAGGTCAAGGTCGTTAAGATTAGCGACATTAAATCTAACCCTAATAACCCTAGAATTATCAAAGATGATAAGTTTAAGAAATTAGTTGAAAGCATTAAAGGTTTTCCTGAAATGGCTAATGTAAGACCTATCGTAGTAAATACGGATATGATTGTCTTAGGTGGCAATATGAGATTAAAGGCTATGAAAGAAGCCGGTTGGAAAGATGCACCTATTCAAATAGTGGATTGGGATGAACAAAAACAAAAAGAATTTATAGTAAAAGATAATGTAGGATTTGGTGAATGGGATTGGGATGACCTTGCAAATAATTGGGAAGCAGAAGAATTAACTGATTGGGGATTAAATATCCCTAACTTTGACATAGAAGGTTTTTCTGACAAAAATAAAGAATTAAGCCTTGATGATGTTAATGATTCAATGACTATAATTTTAAAATATACTGAAGATGAATATCATATTGTAAAAGATGCTTTATTAAAACTAGCATCTACACCTGAACAAGCAATATGGAAACTATTAAACAATGATTAAATACGAATTTAATGATTATAGATTCCCTTATAAATGGAATTTAACTGATGGCTATCCTGCAAAAGGAATAGAACCTAATGGATTAAAAGTATTTGGTACATTTATTTGTGGTGGTGGTTCTACTATGGGTTATAAATTAGCAGGATATACACACTTAGGGGGCGTAGAAATAGACCCACAAGTATCTGATATTTATAAAACAAATCACAATCCTAAATATCTTTATAATCAAGACATAAGAGAATTTAATAAACTTAATGATTTACCAAAAGAATTATATAATCTTGATTTATTAGATGGCAGTCCACCTTGTTCAAGTTTTTCAATGTCAGGGAGTAGAGAAAAAGCATGGGGAAAAGAAAAGCAATTTAGAGAAGGACAGGCAGTTCAAACTTTAGATGATTTAGTATTTGAATATTGTAATACTATTATAAAATTACAGCCTAAAGTATTTTTATTAGAAAATGTAAAGGGAATAATTTTAGGAAATGCAAAAGCATATTCTAAAAAGATTATTCAAACAATGGAACAAGCTGGGTATAAAGTGCAACTATTTTTTTTAAATAGTGCATCTATGGGAGTTCCACAAAGAAGGGAAAGAGTATTTTTTATAGGATATAAAAAAAAATTAAATTTTAAACCTTTAAGATTAGATTTTAATGAAAAACCAATTACATATTTGAATTTCAAATCAGATGAATATGGTGTTGAATTAACATTGGAAACACGAAAAGTTTGGGAACAAAAACAAGTAAATGATACAAGTTTAGCAGATATTCATTTAAGAATAAGTGGCAAATCAAAAAGATTTAATGCAGTTTTTATAAAAGATGACAAGGTCCCTAATACACTTGCAGCTGGTTCTGACTCAATACCAATTAGATTTGATATTCCAAATAGGGTAACAATGGATGAATGTAAATTAATTGGTTCATACCCTTTAGATTATAATTTTAAAAAATTAGCTCCAAATTATCTTATAGGTATGTCAGTCCCACCAATAATGACTGCACAAATAGCATATCAAATTTGGTTACAATGGTTTAAACAATAAATATAATAATAGTGAAATAATAGTGAGATTATGGCTAATGAACAAAATTTAACCCCATTTAAAAAAGGGGAAGTTGCAAACCCAAACGGCAGACCTAGAAAATATGTCAGTCTTTTAAAAGAGCAGGGATATAAACTAAGCGAGATAAACGATACAATACAGGTTATGATGTCAATGGATATGGAAGAACTAAATGCAGTATATAAGAATCCAAAGGCAACAATATTAGAAAAGACTATTGCCGGTGCTATGAATAAGAGCCTACAAAAAGGTAGCCTGTATTCATTAGATACTTTATTAACTAGGGTATATGGTAAGCCAAAAGAACAGATGGATATTAAAACAGATAACAAAATAGAAGTTATCTTTGTAGATGGTAAAACCATTTTATAGTGCAAATATTCCTGCCAACCCCACATATTAACCAACAGAAAATACTAGAATGCGACAAGCGTTTTAGGGTTGTGATGTGTGGTCGTAGATTTGGTAAGTCAGAACTATCACAGATACTTTCAGTAGCCTATGCAGTTAAAGGATTTTCTGTGGCTTATATAACCCCTACTTATGGACTAGCTAAAGTTTTCTTTGCAAAGCTAACTGAATCCCTAGAACTGCCTAAAAACAAGTCTGACCTTAAAATAGATTTTCCCAATGGTGGGCAGGTGGAATTCTTTACAGGAGAAAGATTGGATAACCTAAGGGGTCGTAAGTTCCATTTGGTTATAATAGATGAAGCCTCATTTATCCCTGAACTTGAATCCGGATGGCAGAATAGTATTAGACCAACGCTGACCGATTACAAGGGTAAGGCTATATTCCTTTCAACCCCTAGAGGTAAGAACTATTTTTATAGTCTGTTTATGAAAGCCGGTGAGAATGATTGGGCTTCGTTTAAGTTTACTAGCTATGACAATCCATATATAGACCCACAGGAAATAGATGAAGCTAGGATGCAATTGCCTAATGTAGTATTTGAGCAAGAGTATATGGCTAACCCTAGTGAGAATAGTGCGAACCCATTTGGTAACAAATTTATACAGGATTGCACAAAGCCTATGAGCAATCAGCCGATAGTGGCATTTGGTATTGACCTTGCAAAGTCAGTTGACCACACAGTAATCATAGGTCTTGATAATGGGGGTAACGTGGCTTATTTTGACAGGTATCAAATGGATTGGCATAATACTAAGGAGAATATTAAACGGCTGCCTAGATGCCCTATATTGGTCGATAGCACCGGAGTTGGTGACCCTATCCTAGAGGACTTACAAAGGGAGGGGATAGCCATTGAGGGATTGAAGTTTACAAGTTCTAGTAAGCAGCAGCTAATGGAGGGTCTTGCTACTGCCATCCAACAAGGCAGGATAGGCTTCCCTGAGGGAGCAATCACCAATGAGTTACAAGTCTTTGAATATCAGTTTACTGCCAATGGGGTTAAGTACTCTGCACCTAGTGGATTCCACGATGACTGTGTTATGGCATTGGCTTTGGCTTGGAATAATTACAGTATGAAAAGGGGTAACGGCAGATACTCATTCGTATAATCAATCATAAGAAGTTGCTTTATAGTGCAACTTTGAGCCGTATTTGATTGATAACCGGCTCATTTACCGTTCATCCCTGATATTTACCGTTCATCACAAAGTATACAAAATGTACAAAAGGTATTGATAACTGTTATATATTTGAATCTGAAACCAAAACAAACACTATGAAAAATTATCAAATTGAATTTATCCTTAAATCACAAATTGGGAATTCTTTTAAATTAGAGCAACAAATTATTTCAGTTGAAGCATCAAATAAAAAAGACGCTTTAAAGTTAGCAACTAAAAAATTATACATACCTAGAAATTTTATTAAAATAGATTACAAACAATTTATAACTAACTAACCCAAAAAGTCAGGGGTGCGACTGACCAACGCACATATATTATGAAACAGAAACAATATAACTTTGAGGCAGTAGTAATAATGATACTAGCTATCTTAGCTACTGCATACATTCAAAATAATTAAACATACTATCCCTGCAACAAACAATCAAATAAATTAAACAATAGGGATGTTGGTTAGTTTCCTAGATGGGCAGGGATATTTTAAAAACTATGACTATGAATAAAAACATTGAAGATTTATTATATCCTAATAATAATAAACTTATACTTAATAATGATGAAATAACTACTACAATAGTAGACTGTGAATTAGATGAATATGAATGTAAGTTTAATGGAGCAGAAGATATACAAATAAATACGGAGGGTTATACCCATATAACATTAGATATTGATACACTTGAATCATTAATAACATTAATTAAGAAAGCAGAAAAGATGTATAATAAAATAAAATAAGATTATGACAAACTACGAACTAAAACAAGGCATATTAGACAAGATGGAAATAGAGGGTCTTATTCAAAAGATACAAAGACTTGAAAAGCAATTAGCTGAAAAGGAATTGGAACTTAAGAATATGACTAGGGAATTAATATCATTGCAAGAGGAGTTTTATAAAGATTAACCTATGAAGTATATTAAATTTTTTATCATAAGTATTCCAATAGCTTGTTTAATATATGTAATTGCATTATCTTTATCCAAAATCAAAAGCATATGTGGCACAAAATAAATGTTTGGCAATACCAACAGATATACAATGTCTATAATTCTAAGGACAAATACCTAACTGAAATAGAAGTCAATTCTAAGCTAGTATCAATAGTCAATGATATGACAGAGGCACAAGTGGATAGCCTTACAATAACCCAATTTAATAAGCTAAAGAAAAGCATCTTATTCCTAACACAACCGATTGCCGGTAAGCCGGTTAAATATATATCAATTAACAAAAACAAAAGGTATAAGCTGAACTATGATGTGAGCAAGATGCCATTTGCTAGGTATATTGAAAGCAAAGTCTTTAGTGAGGACTTATATAATAACCTGCACAAGTTAGCAGCGACAATGGTTATCCCACAGAAAAGGATATTGGGTATTTGGTTCAAACAAAAGTATGATGCTAGTAAGCACGAACAATATTCAGAGGATATGCTGACTGCAAGATTTATAGATGTTTATCATTCGCTTGTTTTTTTTTATCAAGTATACAGAAATTGGATAGAAGTTTCACAGGATTATATGGTGAGCAAACTGATGCAAACAGGGATGACACAGGACAAAGCGAAAGAGGTGGTTCAAGATTTATGCACTACTTTGGATGGCAGTATTCCACCAAACTTATTGCCGAGTACGAAAGTTGCACAGTTACGGAAGCGTATGAACTTAGCACAATAGAATGTTTAAATATACTTTCATACTTAAAAGCTAAGAATGATTATGACAAAGAACAAATAAAGAAGGTTAGATAGATAGTGTTTTTTGATTTGCTGACCCCTGCCCTAAAAAGGTGGGGGTTAGTTATTTTTATACCTTTGCCCTATTTATTAGTATGAGTATTAGCAAGGCACAGGCAATAGCATTAGGGGAAGGGTTGATAAATACAATAGGTGAGCAACCTATGAAAGAGGGAGAAATGCCTGTTATTGAAAGGATGCTTAAAGACTTTGGTGGTGAATTTATAAAGGCTGCACAAAAGAATTTAAATAAAAATAAGTCTATTGCATCCGGTGCTATTAATGATATTAGAATTGATTTAACAAAGTTCGGAACTAGCTATACATTATCACTAGGTTATCCAAAAAGTGAACCGGCTTCTAAGTATTGGGACTTTATAAATAAGGGTGTAAAGGGAACTAAGAATGTTAAGGCAGACGGAAACACGCCTTATAAATTTAACCCATCTAAAAAAGCTATTCCAATATCTGCTGCTCAAAAATGGCTAGGGTATAATAAATTAAAAGTAACTGCAGTAAAACCATATAAGAAACTAGGGGTGGAGACTAAGGCAATAGATAGCAAAAAGTCATTGGCATTTATGGTGGCTAGGTCAATCCACAGAAAGGGAATAAGGTCAACGCATTATTTTGACAATGCACAAAAGGAAACCTTTGGTAAAAACTTCTATGAAGTTATGGAGGCAGCACTAGGTAAAGATATTCAAATTAAAATTAGACAAATAGGTAAAGAAATAAAAAATGGCAATAACAATACAAAGTAGCCCTGCACCTTATTCAAGTATGCACGATGACTTATGGTTCGTTTCAAGTTCAACAAATATAGGTGAACTTTCATTTAAGTTCGTGTATGATGTATATGTAAACAATGCTCAAGTGAGCAGAACAAAAGTATATCCATCTCCATCAGCAGAGGGCAGCTATGGGGTGTTTAACGCATCACCAATGGTACGTTCATATGTAACTAATTACTTTGAACCATCCGGCAGTTCTATATTAGTATCATCTAATGACAAGATAAAAGTAGATAGCCAAATTAGAGTAGGTGAGGAGTATGTTAGTGGTGGTAATTTGATAACTACATCTAACCTTGCATCCGGTGCATTAGCTGCTTATAATTATTACCCACCATTATTTGCAGATATTTTATTTGTAAATAATAATACACCATTAGTACTATCCGATTATTATGACAATCTATTATTAGAAAACTTTACAGATGATTGGATAACAGAAAGGGAAACTGAAAAGATTACGATTGAGTATGGGGATAATTTTTATGCCACATATTTTAAGATTACTGCCGGTACATATAATGCTATCGTTGATGTTTTAAACGAAGCAGGTTCGGTCATAGATACCGTAAGTGGTGGCATAACATTCACAGGTGAAATGAATTTATTTAACTGTCAGGCAGGGCATATAAATACCTTTGCCGGTAGGACATTAGTTACAGAAGATACTTATGGCTATAATGTTTATATAAAACGAGGGGTGGCAGTATCTAGGAAACTGCAGTTTATACAAAAGTGCTATCCTAAATACAGGCAATACAATTTGCATTTCCTTAATAGGCTAGGGGGTTGGGACACTATGAAATTTGCATTGGTTAACAAGAGGTCAACAGAATTACAAAGGGCTTCATATAGGCGCAACGATTGGCAGCTATCCGGCAATGCAATGTCAAACATTGATTCATATAACAAGTATAATGAAACGACATTGAACTATGCTATTCAGCATAAGGATAAGTTCCATCTAATATCCGATTGGGTAAGTGAACAGGACTATGAATGGTTGGCACAGTTATTCGCAAGTACTATTGTATATATGGAAGTACAGGGTGCTTATTTCCCTGTTACAATCAGTAGCACTAACTATGAATATAAATTAGAAACAAGTGATAAGTTATTTAACTTTGAAATAGATATTGAAATTGGTAAATATTTAACAAGTCAATTTAGATAATGATTAGTACAGAAATATATATAGAAGATAACAGACTAGATTTATTGCAGGACATAAGTACGGAATTTACTTATACCATAGATGACATAACAGATTTTGGAACTAAGAACACATCATTTAGTAAAACAATATCTTTATCAGGTACGGCTAGGAATAACCAAATATTTGGATTTGTATTTGATATTGGGAACGCTAATGAATTTGATGAAACTAAACCAAATGTAAACTATAATTTTAATGCAAGTAAATCTGCTAAGTGTATCATATATATTGATAAGGTACAAATATTTAAAGGCACATTAAGGATTTTAGAAATAGTCGTAGATAAGGAAACTATTGAATATCAATGCAGCGTGTTTGGTGAGTTAGGTGGTCTTATGAATACAATAGGTAATAAGAAATTAGAAGACTTAGATTTTAGTGCTTATGACCACGTTTACAATACAACTAATATAACTGCAAGTTGGGATGCTGCAAGAGGTGAGGGTTATTATTATCCATTGATAGATTATGGAAACGTAAGTACAAACAAAGTAGACTTTCAATATACTACATTTAGACCGGCAATATATATCAAAGAATATATAGATAAGATGTTTGAAAATATAGACTACACTTATGAGTGTGATTTCTTTTCAACAGATTACTTTAAAAGATTAGTAATACCACACAATCAAAAGCAGTTAACTAAAACGACAAGTGACTTAAACAATGCTTTGTTAACTGCACCACAAGAGGTATTAAATATTTCCTTTGTTAGATTTACAACAGTTACCGGTTCAGGGTTAGTGCCATCAAGTGCTAATTCTAAATTCACATATACCGGTGCTACTTCTTTTAATCTAAAGTTTGATTATAACTTTACAGGGACTTCACAAGAGGGAACTTTTAGTATTCTTAAAAATGGCATTACTGTTTATAGCGAATTTTTTACTGATGACTTTTTTATTGGTGGAACTTTTGAGATACTAATGATACAAAACGATTACATACAATTTAGATTTGCTAATGATGCAGATAATAAAAATGATAACCCTGTTACAATAAATGATGGTGATGTTAGCTTTAATTCTATTTCCTTAATACCGGTAGCATTATCAATAGGGGATAATTTATTAATGAATGATTGTATTCCTAAAGGGATATTTCAAAGAGACTTATTTTTAAGCATTTGTAAAATGTTTAATCTATATGTATATGATGACAGGTATCAAAAGAATAATATTATCATAAAACCTTATATTGATTTTTATGATGTTAGCAGTTCCAATGCAAATGATTGGTCTAATAAAATAGACAGGTCAAAGCCTTTAAGCATTAAGCCTATGAGTGAAATGAATGCTAGGTATTACAATTTTAAATTTAAAGAAGATAGCGACTTTTACAATGACAACTATAAAAAGAAATATTCGGAATCTTATGGTGACAGGATATTTGATACTTCATTTGACTTTAGTAAGAATACGGAGACTGTTGATGTAATATTTGCACCATCAGTTTTATTTAGAGCAATTGGAACTGATAAAATATATCCGGCTATTTATAAAAAATCTAATGCTAATAGTGCAGAAGACAGTATGGATAGCATAATTAGAATAATGCAAGTAAAAAAAATAGCATCAGTAGCTTCGTGGTCTATTAAAAATATATCATCAACAATTGTTACATTAACCTCATACGGTTATGCCGGACATTTAGACGACCCTTACAATCCTGACAATGATATAAACTTTGGCGCACCAAAAGAAATTTTTTATACCTCAGATAATTTCACAGGCAGAAATGTTTTTAATGTATTTCATCTTACATATATGGAAGAGATAACAGATAAAAACAGTAAGCTATTAACCTGTTCGGCTTTATTAAATACTATCGATATATTTAATTTAGACTTTAGCAAATACATTTTTATAGATGGTGTACTATTTAGATTAAATAAGGTAGAGGGTTATAACCCAATGGAATACAATACGACGAAAATAAGTTTATTAAAAGTAATTGAAACAACGTACTAATGGCAGAAGATTTAAATTTAAAAGTAAAAGTAGATACCTCAGGTGCTACGAGTTCGGTAGGTTCACTTAAAAAGCAATTAAGAGAGGCGCAACAGGAGGTTATGGCATTAGCTGATAAGTTTGGTGCTACATCAAAACAAGCCGTTGAAGCTGCTAAAAAAGCAGGAGAATTAAAAGACAGAATTGGTGATGCTAAAGCATTAACAGACGCTTTTAATCCTGATGCAAAGTTCAAGGCATTGACTGCTTCGCTATCAGGTGTAGCCGGTGGATTTGGTGCAGTACAAGGTGCTATGGCATTGTTTGGTGCTGAATCAGAAGATGTTCAAAAGACATTATTAAAGGTGCAATCAGCAATGGCTATTTCACAAGGACTACAAGCAGTAGGTGAAAGCATAGATTCATTTAGACAATTAGGTGCAGTAATACAAAACAATACTTTATTTCAAAAAGCTAACAATGCAGCAATAGCAGCAGCAGGGGTAGTTCAAAAATTATTTACCGGTGCAGTAGATTCTACATCTGCATCATTTAAGTTTTTAAAAGGTGCAATTGCTGCAACAGGTATTGGTTTATTATTAGTTGCAATAGGTACATTAGTTGCATATTGGGATGATATTAAAGCAGCAGTAAGTGGTGTGACTTCTGAACAAACTAGGTTAAATGAACAAGCTAAATTAAATTTAAAAGCAGAAGAAGATAAGTTAGAAGCAATAGATAGTCAAACCAATCAACTTAAACTTCAAGGTAAATCAGAAAGGGAAATTCTTAATATCAAAATTAAACAAAGTGATGAAGCAATTAAAGCTGCAGAAATTACTTTGCAAAATGCTAAGATTACTAAAGATTTACAATTACAAGCATCAAAAAGAAACTATGATATTTTAAAAGGTATATTAGATTTTATTGCTACTCCTAGTAAGTTATTATGGCAATTATTAGATGCTATAAATAAAGCATTGGGTAAGACTACAAATCTTGCTGCACAAATGCAAGCAACTAATGATAGTTTAGTTACTCAATTGTTTGACCCTAAAGAAGTTGAATCAGAAGGTAATGCAACAATAAAAGAAGCAGAAAAAACATTAAATGGTTTAAAAGAAAAAAGAGCAGGATATATATTATCAGTTCAAGGTTTAGATAAAGCAGCAGGAAAAGAGGGAGCACAAAGTCAAGCAGAAATTGATAAGAAATTACAAGAGGCAAATGCTATATTACACGAAGCAAACAAAAAACTAAAGACACAACAGCAGCAAGAGATTCAAACAATAGAAGAAGCATATGCAGAGAAAAGAAAGAAACTTGCAGAAGCAGGAATAAAAGATAATGGTGATTTAGCAAAGGCAGAACAAGCTGAAAAAGATGTAATAAATGAAAAGTTTAAAAAACAAGACTTAGCAAAAGAAGAATTATTTCAAAAAGAATTAAATAAAATAAAACTTGAAAGCAAGTTAATAGGTATTAAGAATGAATATGAAAAAGCTAAAGAGCAATTAGAAGCAAACTATTTATTACAATATCAAGATATTGAAAAAAATGAAACATATAATGCAGAACAAAAGATTGCTTTAAAAGCTGCACTTCAACTAAAAGAAAATAATGAATTAGATGCATTAAAATTAGTTGCAGATAAAAAGAAAGCAGAAGAAGATATTGCTACATTAGATAAAGAGATAGCAAAGAATGTTGCTAAATTTGATTTAGAAAGGGAATTATTAGATAAAAAAGATTTATTATTAAAAGAATATTTTGATAAAAATTTAATATCAGAAAATGCATACAACGCAGGAATAGAAGCTAATTCAAATGCTAGAAAAGAAATAGATAAAAAAGAAGCAGATGCTAAAATTGCTTTAGCACAAGGAGTTGCACAAGCATTATCACAAGCATCTGATTTAGTAGGTAAGCAAACTTCGGCAGGTAAAACATTAGCAGTTGCAAGTGCGTTAATTAGTACATATCAAGGTATTGCAGCAGGTGTTAAATTAGGTTACCCAGCAGCAATTCCTGCAGTAGCTATGGCTGCAATGACAGGATTTAGTGCAGTTAAAAATATATTAGCAGTTAAGGTTCCATCAGCTAGTGGTGGTGGGAATCCTAATATGCCAAATGTATCTACATCTGCACCTATGACACCGGCTGCACCACAAGCACAAACTACAAACATAAGTCAAGCATCAATTAACCAAATGGGCAATCAAGCAGTAAGGGCATATGTGATTGAGACTGATGTAACAAGCAACCAACAAAGAGTAGAAGCAATAAAACAAAGGGCTAGATTTAGTTAATATTTAAAATAAATATATTTATAGTTATGGAATTACCTTTATATATGTTGGAAATATCTGATGATTTGAATGATGATGCAGAGGTGCAATTCGTTTCATTAGTAGATAGACCTGCAATTCAAAAGAATTGGAATGCATTTAAAAATGAACAGAAGTTTCAAATTGTTAGTGAAGATAAGCATATTATTAGTGGCTGCGCTATGTTGGCTGACACTCCTATCTTTAGAAGTGATGCTAATTTTGGTGACTACTATGTTGCTTTTTCTAAAGACACGATTGTTAAGATTGTGCAAAAGTATTTTAAGAAAGGGTATCAAAACAATGTGAACCTAATGCACGACCCTAACCAAATTGAAACAGGGGTAACAATGTTTGAAAGTTTTATTAGTGATAAGACAAGAGGCATACACCCAATGAAAGGATTTGAGGATGCACCGGATGGCAGTTGGTTTGTTTCTATGCTAGTGGAAAATGAGGATGTATGGAATCAAGTAAAACAAGGGAACGTGAACGGATTTTCAATTGAGGGTATATTTAATTACTCACCTAAAGAAAGTCAGGACAGTATCAAGATGCAAAAGATATATGACATTTTAGACGCATTATAAGTCTAAGTGATAAATAGTATTAATTATTAACATTTAAAGAAAAATAAAATGAATCCAAAAGAAGCATTAAAACAAATCAAAGCATTATTTGAAGATATGCCACAAGTTGTTGAGCCTGTTGTTCCTGTTGCACCTGTTGCACCGGAAGTTACAAAGGTAGAAATGGCTGAATATTCTTTAGTAGATGGTACTAAGGTTAAAATTTCTGCATTAGAAATTGGTGGTATGGTAGAATTAGCTGATGGCACTCCTGCTCCACAAGGTGAGCATCAACTAATGGATGGTACAATTATCCAAGTTGATGAGTTAGGTTATATCGTAGAAATAGCATCTCCTAAAGAAGATGTTATTGAAGTAGAACCTGTTGCACCGGCTGAACCTGTTGAACCTGCACAAGATACAACTGCAATGATTCAGGAATTAAAGGATGATTATGAGAAGAAAAAAATGGAATTAGATGCGAAGATTGCTAAATTAGAGAGCAAAGTAAAAGAGGGATTTGCACAAGTAGCTGAATTAGTAGAAGCACTTTCAAATACCCCAACTGCTGAACCTACTCAAAAAGCAGCAAACGCATTTCAATCTTATGTAAGTACTAATGATAGTAAATACGAGAGATTAGAGAAATATAGAAACGCAATTTTAAACAAATAAATTTATAACAAATGTCATTTTCAGTAAGTACATTAACAAATTATACAAAAGAGAACGAAGCATTATTGGTTTCTTCTTCTGTATTAGGAGCAAAAACTGCAGCTTTAATTAAGAGTGCAGGTAACGTAATGGTTGGTGTTAAATCAGCAGAGACCATTAACATTATGGACACAGATGCTTTTTTCCAAGCAGGTGGGTCTTGTGGTTGGAACGCATCAGGTACAACAAGTTTCACACAAAGAACTGTAGAAGTAGGTAAAATCAAAGTACAAGAAGCATTATGCCCTAAGGCATTAGAAGCTAAGTATTTACAAAAGGCTTTACCAACAGGTTCTCAGTATGATTCAATTCCTTTCGAGCAAGATTATGCTGATAGAAAAGCAAAAACAATTGCTTCTCAATTAGAGACTTCTATTTGGCAAGGTGATACTGCTTCTGCTAACGGTAACTTAAACAAGTTTGATGGTTTAATCAAATTGATTGGTGCTGCTAGTGGTGTAGTTGATGCTAACGTATCAGGTTATGTTTCAGGTGCTCCATTAACATCTATCACTGCAGCTAACGTAGTTAGTTTGTTAGATGGTGTTTACAAAGCAATCCCTGCTAAAGTAGTAGCTGCTGATGATATGACTATCTTTGTTGGTCAAGATACTTTCCGTACTTACACTATTGCATTGAAGAATGCTAATATGTTTAACTATGCATTTGATGGTAAAGCTGATAGCGAATTCGTATTGCCGGGTACTCCAATTAAAGTAGTTGCAGTAGAAGGTTTAAATAGTACAAATGATATTTACGCAATGCGTTTAAGCAATTTGTTCTTAGGTACAGACTTATTAAACGAAGAAGAAAAATTTGAAATCTTCTTTGCTAAAGAAGCTGATGAAGTACGTTTTGCAGCAGAATTCAAAATGGGTGTGAACATTGCATTCCCTGATGAGATTGTAAAAGTAGCTATCTAATTATAAAGGGGAGTTGAAATATACTCCCCATTTTTAAATAAAATAAAATAAAATATTATGGCGTGTGCATTAACACAAGGATATACCCTTGATTGTCGTGATTCACTAGGTGGAATTACAGAGGTTTATTTTATTGCAAGTTCGGATATTACTTCAAGTACAGAAGCTAGTGGTGTAATTACTGCATTAGTAAAAGCTGCAGGTAAGAAGTTTTACAAATACGAGTTAACAAAAGGAACTTCAATGTTTACTGAAAACGTAGCATCGAATGTTCAAAATGGTACTTTGTTTTTCACTCCTGAATTAACAATAATCTTAAATAAATTACAAGCAAATACGAGAAATGAAATTCTTTTATTAGCACAAAATAGTCTTACAGCAGTTGCTAAAGACAACAATGGTAAGTTCTTTATGCTAGGTAAAACAAGGTCATTGGATTTGACTGCCGGTAGTGCTGCAACAGGTACTGCTGAGGGAGACAGAAGTGGTTATACTTTAACATTCACAGGAGCTGAACCTGCTTTAGCACCTGAGGTTAATAGTACAGTAGCTGCTGCTCTTACAACTGCAGGATAGTTTACAGTTTTTCATAGTTAGTTCCCCTGCCTAGTTTTCTAGGTGGGGGTTTTTTGTTCACCTTATTTACCCTTTCACGTTTCCGTAAACAACTTAAAAAAGTGGACATTTTAGTATTATTACTACTAACAATTAACAAATTTTGTCACAATTATATATAAATCAGTGACATATCTACCATAATTTTGTTACAACATTTTACATATTATACCCACATTATTTAACATTTGCGCCTAGATATTTTACTTTGCGCCCATAAAGTATCTTATAAGTCAAATAATAGCTTTACTTACTTGTTTTGTAAATATTATTATTATTGCTATTTATAATAGATGATACATTTAACTAAGGGACAGACCAATACAATCATAATGACTTTAACTGAAAAGCAGTTATTGATAACACCTAACTATTTATTTGTGTTTACAAATAGAAGTAGTAATAACATTATTAAATTTGTGGTTTTAAATACATCTGATTTAAGTTTATACAAGGATAGATACAATGAATTTACAATTGTTACTAACACTAGCTTTAGTGCTGCATTAGAGGGTCAATATACCTACGAAGTGTACGAACAAGCAAGTACTAGCAACTTAAATCCAACAGGCTTAAACAAGCTAGAAACAGGTATTATGTGGCTTTCAGGTTCGACCCTAACATATAACCAATATACAACAACAGACACTTATACAATTAGACAATGATAGATTTAAGAGTATTAACATTCGCAGAGGCTAGGCAACCTGAATTCAAAGAGAAGAAAGGTGTAGATGGTGGATATATTAAATACGGAGAAAATAACGATTATCCGGAATACATAGTTGACTTATACAATAAGTCATCAAAGCATAGTGCCATTATTAAAAGTAAGGTGCATTATATTACCGGCAATGGTTGGTCAGGTGAACCTGATGCACAAGCATTTATAGATAAAGCTAACAGGGTTGAATCTTTAAACGATTTAACTAGAAAGGTATCTTTAGATGTTGAAATATTTGGTGGTGCTTACTTAGAAGTTATTTGGGATTTAGCCGGTAACATTGCCGAGTTATGGCATTGTGATTATGTTAAGATAAGAACTAACAAAGACAATACACAGTATTGGTATAAAGAAGATTGGAAAGACAATAAGGTAAAGCCATTAGTTGTGGCTGCATTTAACCCTAAGCAACCAACAGGCAAACAAATTCTGTACATAAAAGAGTACAGACCTAATATTGGTATCTATGGATTACCTAGTTATTTTGCTGCATTAAATTATATTGAATCTGACATTGAAGTTTCTAAGCATATCTTAGGAAATGCACAGACAGGGTTTTCTGCTAGTAAACTTATTACCTTACCGAATGGTGAGCCTAATGATGAGGAGAAGCGCAATGTAGATAACAGACTAAGAAAAACTTATAGTGGTGCAGACGGTAAAAAATATATGATTGCTTTTGTCAATGATATATCTAGGAAGCCTGTCGTAGATGATTTGGGTACAAGTGATTTAACCAAAGAGGATTTTGGCAGAGTAGATGAATTAATACAGACTAACATATTTAGTGGTCATCAGGTTACGACCCCATCAATTATGGGTATTGCAGAAGCCGGTAAGCTAGGCAGCAGAACAGAGATGCGTGATGGCTATGAGATATTTAAAAACACATATGTAAATGCTAAACAAATGCATTTAGAAAGTGTATTTAATATGTTAGCTAAATATAAAAATGTTACAACTGAAATAAAGATAATCCCTACTGAACCAATAGGAATTGAGTTTAGTGAGCAGATTATTAGTCAGAATATGACTAAGGATGAAATAAGAGAAAAATTAAATTTACCAATATTACAAGCTGATGCATCATCTTCTGCACAAAGAGTTGTGGATGGTATTACTGCATTAAGCCCATTGGTTGCTAATAAGGTTTTAGAATCAATGACACCTGATGAAATCAGAGCATTGATTGGATTACCATCGACTACAGTTCCACAATTAGACGCAAGTGGAAACCCATTGCCACCTGCTGAGGGCTTATCTGTTAACGAGCATATCAAAGGTTTAAAAGGTCGTGAGTGGCAGAATATGCAACGTATCATTCGTGAGTTTACTAAAGGTAAAATTAATAGAGAACAAGCTGCTGCAATGCTTAAAACAGGATATGCTTTAAGTGATGATGAGGTAAACACTTGGCTAGGTTCAGATGAGATGGATGCAGAATTTGCAGCACAAGACTTTGGTGTGTTTTATGAATTTGGTGAAAGCAGGGATGCGTTTAATGTATGGAAGTCTAAGAAAAGATTTAGTGATGAATCCGACTTTCATATGTTTGCAGATGTTACACAATTAGAATCAGATATATTAGACCAAATTTCTAAACAAAAGGATGTAACCCCTGAGGTATTGGCAGAAGTTTTAGATGAAGATGTAAATACTATCAATTCAATATTAAAGGATTTAGAAGATAGAAATATCCTAAAAACCACTGAAACAAAAATAGGTAAAGGAATTAATAGCAATATAATTGTTTCAAGAGAATTAACGCAACCATTATCTAAAACAGTAGGTAAAGTAAAACCTGAAACGACTGAAATATTAGTTAGGTATTCTTATGAGTGGATAGCAGGATTTAATAATTCTGATAAAACTAATAGCAGACCTTTCTGTGTGGCTTTACTAGATGCTAATAAAATTTATAGCAGAAGTGATATTGAAATGATGAGTGCAAGATTAGGATATTCTGTTTGGGATAGGAGAGGTGGATGGTGGAACGATAACGGAACTATAAGTGAATCCTGCAGACACGAGTGGAAAACAAACATAGTAACAAGAAAAAAATAAGAAATGTCATTAAATATATTATTCATATCAGTACAAGGGATAAAAGATAGAACCGGTTTACACGCAAACGTGGATGAGAAATTAATATTGCCGGAAATTAAAACGGCACAAGATATGTATATACTCCCTGCATTGGGAAGTACATTATATAATAAATTACAGAGTGCAATAAACGGTTCTACATTAAATGGTAATGAAACTACATTATTAAATAATTATATTGCCGATTGTTTGATTTATTATGTTATGAGTGAATTACCTATGGGGTTATCATATCAGTTTTATAACAAAGGTTTATTAAGAAAGTCAGGAGACAATACAGAAAACCCATCAATGCAAGATATGATTGATGTGGCTAACAGATACAGGACAAGAGCAGAATTTTACAAGCAAAGATTGATTAAGTATTTAAGACAAAACAATACTTTGTACCCTGAATATTTAAACTTTACAAGTGGGATAGATACAATCATTCCTGATTTAGAGGGTTATACTTCATCTTTATATT